GTTACTCCCACCGCATCAACTGCTTCTAATGGACCTAATAAAGCTTCATCAAATAATACAAAAGCATCTAATGATTCATGCATAGCCTCTTTAAAATCCCTACCTTTAACTTGTACTGCATGTTCTATCATCACATACCTACCTAAAAAGTCAGTCATTTGTACTAATTGCCTGGACATTTCATACGGTACGCTGCCTTTAGCAAAGAATAAAGTAGCTGCAATTGATTGTACTGTTCGCGGAATTCTATCCCCAATATGTTTATACTTGCCTTTAAATAATACTCGTTTCATTCTATTGAAGTATCCATCAATTTGAGCCTCATTAAGATCTTCAACAATTAATGAGTTCAATCCTGCTTGACTCATTTTATGTAATTTATTATTTTTAATTCTTACTTTTAAACGTTCAACTTGTAATGCTTCTGCACTTGTTTTTGGGTTCAATCTTTTTGTTTCAATGAGATGCTCTAATTTAGCTAATTCTCTACGATCTTTACTGTATTTTCTATACTGTTGAATCCCTTCTATAATTTTATAAAAGATATATTGAATAGGAATTTTACGCATTGATAGTTGTGCAATATTAGAAAATAAATTACCAACAACTACTTGCGGTATAGCTAAAACTACTCTATTTTTACCATACCCAACTGTTTCTCTAATCAAATGATGAGTTAATCCAGCTATTTGTTTAGCTTTTTGAGCTCCGTAACTTTTACCTTGTAACATTTTTAATTGTGTAACATCTAATTGAGTATATCCAAATACTTTATCAATGATATCCTCTCTAACCATAAATTCTCCATTGACAGCAAATTTATTAATATATTCCCGTATAACTCGTGGCATTTTTCTGTATCGATCAATATACGCAGAATTTTCATCCAGTAAATTAACAAACTGATCTCTATGATTTTTTAATAGATCTGCTTGTTCATGAACTAATAAATTAATAGTCTGTATATCATTTTCTATACTATTAACACGATCTACCAATCGAGATTGCATGTGAGCAAAAACATTTTGAATTTCTAGATCTGGTCTAAGAATTTCTTTAGTTGATTGATGATCCATCATTACACGATAATCAGTAATTCTATTATTTTGATCTCTAACTGGGGTAAATTTACTAAAGTTCGGATCATATTTTAATTGTTTAGCTAAATCTGCTTGTCGTATTTTAATTTCCTCAATTTTAGCAGTAATCTTTTTAAAATTAGGTTTATCTGTATTAGGATATTGATATGCAGGATTACGCATTAATATTTCAGTTAATGTCGTACCCATATTTCTTTGATTAGTTGTAGACATAATCCCAGATATGTCTGCTACTTCAGGAATATTTCTATTAATATATAATGTATCAAAGGTTTGATCTTTATCTACTTTTCCTAATGGGTAGCTATCTTTGTATCCAAGACCAGCTTCTTTATCTTTATCTGAAGCTGGGCCTAATTTAATAGAAGTTAAGTTATCCATTCGTTCGACAATATACCCTTTAACCATTTGAATAGGATCACCGTCAAATAGATCTTTACGAGATTTTGTTTTGTACACAACATGTGTATCTAACATATCAATAATCCCGTTATTAGTAGCATCAGCACTAAATTCATTATTAGATAAATTTTTAACTAACGAGACTGAATTTTCATCTAATTTACCTAAAGAAACAATTGTTGCATAAGCATCTAGTAAATTAGTTTGTTCCTCTGAGGGATCTTCAATATGATCAAATGCGATAGAGTATGCATTCGTATAAGGATTACCTAATTTCCCTCGTTTACCTGTTGCAATCCATTGTCCTAGCTCTTCTGCATATTGAATAGCAGGAGAACTTCCAGATAATCGTAATTTACGTTTAATAGCGCTTTTTAATTTTCCCCTAGCTTGTATATTATTTGTATCAAATCCTACAAGATCCATGATTCGTTGTGTACTACCAGGTCCCATAAATCCTAAATTGGCTAGTTTAAGACTAGATAGATCAGTTTTTAAAAGAACATCTGTTAAAGCTTCTCTTGTCTCAAATGACATTCCATGATCATCCATATCCTTTGGAGGAATGGATTTCCAAATATTTTTAAACCAGTTAGTATAGAAAGTTTCAGATTCTTGTCGTTGTTTAGATATATTAATTTTAGATTGTAATAGTTGTTCTTTAAGTTGAGGGCTTAACGCGCCTCCGCCCACTTCGTGGGCTATGCCGCGTAAAGTTTTATTTAACCCTGCATCAATTGCTTGTCTCATACTAAGTGATGCAGCATCATCACTTAATGCAAGGAAAGGAGCATTAATTACACCAGTAGCAAGGTTAGACATTGGATTTTTAGACGCAGTATTTGGGTCCATATCGACTGTTGCTTTTAGTATATTTATCCCGACTGTATTAGCAAAATCTCTAGCGATCTCATCAACTGCATCTAAACCTTGATAAAATTTACTTTCTATTTGTTTATGTTTACTTTTATGTTTATTTTGAACAGCTACTAATTTTTCAGTAATTGCAATAGCTTCTGCAAAAGAAGAAGAATTAGTTGCTTTGTATACTTTATGCCCTAGCATTTCACGAATAGTATTTACTATTGCTTCAATAGTTTCTAAAACTTTACCTAGTAATGTTGTTCGACCGGGTCTAGTAGTCTTTTTCATAAAAGCTGCTAAATTTCGATTAGTAGCTGTATATGCTAAAAATTCATGTATTCTATTTTCTTCTTTCCCTTGGAATACATATTTATATTGTGCTTTAGCCATATCAGTTTCTCTTTTTGAAGCTAACTTTACAGGACTAGTCCCAGCAGGTAAGAAAACTCTCCACTCCTTACCTTTACCATAAGTCTTTGTTAAACTCGCTGAAACTTCATCATATAGCTTGTCAATCCGACCAGCGACTAATGGGTAATTACTGGCTGCTATAGAAGTCATAGCATGCAGCATTTCATGTACATATACTTCTGCTGGAGATTGACCATTACGAGTTAAAGGGCCCCCTTGACTAACTGAAATAGTCATTCGTTCTGCAGCTTCTTCGTAAGTACCTTGTGTAATTCCAACGATCTGTTGATATGTTAATTGAATATCACTAGTTTCATCAAAACCATCAGATAACATATTAAGTATGCTACTTAATACTTGAGTATGTTCGTCTTGCTCTTCTTTAGTACTATAATATTTAGAAGATAAAGAGCTCATTTGATCAAATAATCCTCTAAAATTATTACGAGTAATATCATCAAGTTCTCGAGTAGATTTTACGTGTGTATCACCTTGTGGTACGAATGATCCGCGCACATTTTCATCATTTGTTTCATCTGCAATTAGGTCGTCTATTTGTTTATTTTCAGTTTCATTTAGTTGATCATTAAATTGTGTAGCTATTGGTTTTTTTGGAGGAGATGGATTTTTAGGAGCTTCCTCAACAGATTTCCTAACTTGTTCTCTTAAAGTATTTTCAACAGTTTCTTCAGAAAGATTCTCTCTTTCTTCTGTTGGACTACGCATAATTGGCATTTGTGCAGATACAAATTGCCCAGTACTTCCGTCTTGAATAAATTTTTGTTTTTTAACAACTTTGTTTTTAATTGCTTTCAGTACTTTTAATCTTTGTTCTAAAGTTTCCTTATCTTCAGGTTTTTCTTTATTTTGATTATTAAATGAATTATTAAATAATCTATATCTGACTATGTCCATAATATCGTTACTACTATATTTTATTACTTTCTCAACTTGATCAAGTGTTATAGAAATAATACTATTCTCTAAATTAAAATTTTTATAAAAATCATTATAATCTTCTGCAAAAGGAATTAGATTTTCAGGAGTACTGCCTACACCATCATGCGTTGGGAGCATAAATTTATTAGTATCTCGTTTAATAATAGATGCTGTTAAAATAGCAGCATCAATATTAATAATTTCTCTAATTAATGCAGCAACACCCGGTTTAATAAATTGTAATTGATTAGTAGTGGTTCTAACTGTATTAACTTTATCTTTTGTATTTGGATCATTGTATTGAACTACAACTTCTTCACTAGTAATTCTGGGGCTATCTCCGATTTTCTGGTCAATTTTATCAGTATCTCTAATAAATTCAGTATTAGTAAGATCTACAAATCCTAAATTATAATCATCCTCTGGTGCTATTCTAGATAAAGGCCCTGCAAATTGAGGATAAACTTTGATAAGATCTCCATTTGTATCTTGAATAAGATTACGAATTTCTAATTTGGTAAGACTATCTCTTTGAGGTGCTTCATCAAATTTTTTACCAGTTACTGCATCAATTAATTTACCTAATTTATGTTTTGTAGCTAATTCTTCATTTACTTCAGCAAGTTTATCTTTATATGCTTTTTCATAGTGGGCCATAAATACTTCATGCAGTATTTCTCCCATTTCTACAATAGCATCACGAGGTTCTTTTGTGTCTTCAAGTAGTGTATTTAAACCAAATTCCAATCTAGGAGCAATGGTTGTACTAATTACAGCTTGTAATTTTTCTGTATTAAGCTGTGTATCAAATGCTGTAGAGTTTGCATTTGTAAACACATTTTGTTTCATTCTAGTAAGAAATTCTGCTTTACTAGTAACACCTTTAATTTTAGTACTCTTATCAAATGCACCTAATGTATCTAAATGTTCTGCAAGATTTACAACACTTCTTTCATAATATTCTTGTGCGCTATGTTCTCCAAATTCCTTATCTTTAAAGAAATTATATTCATCTCTTAATTTTGCAATGAGTGCTGGGTCTGGCTCAGATTTTTTTAATTCAGCATAGACTTTCTGGACTTCACCAATTGTTGTAGTTAATTCTTTAATAATATCAGTTGTTACGTCTCCAGAAATACGTTTAATTCCTCCACCATACATTTTCATAATGAATGGATATTTCACTACATCTCGTAATGCCTCTGAATGATCTTTTCTAAAATCTGGGTATAGTATAGTTAGTGCTGCATCTATTTTGGTAAATTCTTCATTAAACTCTTTACGACTTTTGTATTTTGGAGCTAGTTTAGAATAAGCTTTTCGACCACTATTTTTCTTATAGTATTTCCATGCATTTTCAAGAGTTGTACCCTTATTTACTAATTCAACTAAATCATTATAGGGCCCTGGAGACATCACATCATGAAAAGGAAAAGTTCCAGGTTTACCTTGATAGTTTCCTACTTGCCCCATTCTTCTCCATAACTCTTCTTTTTCCCACATAGGAAATTGAACAACATTCATAGCCCAACCATTAGACATTCCATCAATCTCATAAATAAGGCTAGAACCAAATGATTCTTTTTTCTTTGGACCTTCAAGGACCGGCTCTACTTTATGGTTAAGTTTATAACGCTTGTCTGCTTTAACCTTCATATATTCTGATAATCCAACTATGCCATTTAATAAAGACATATCTCCTTTTGGAAAGTCTTTTTTTACATCTCTCATAGCTTTAGCTAATTGAGAAGTAGCAAGTTTGATTTCTTTATCAGATTTTTTCTTTCTATTTTTAGCAGTATTGAGTAATTGTAAAGAAGCAACAGCTCTTAACACACTTTCTTTTTTAATAATATTGTTATCAAAATCAAATTCAGTATTAAAACTATATTGCTTATCTGTTTTTATGCCGAAATTATATGCTACAGCCATTTTAAATTGCCATAGATTTTCTAATGTATATTCCTGCTCTTTCCATGATTCAACTAATGATCTAGTTATTTTACTTTGTTGGGGATTAATACGGCCTGTTTGCATAAGCCTATGATGATTTTGTAGTTCATATGCAATATGAAAATTATCTAATTCTTTGAGATCATATGCAGCAATAAGCTCATCTATTGTATTAGTTTTATTTGTATTAGATGAGGTCAAAGATAGCATTCTATCTTTATGATGTAATGGAATTTTATTTCCTTGTTTATCTCTTTGCCATCGTTTTTTTATTTTATTACCATCTGCTGTATCTACATATTCTTCTGTTCCATAAATCCTTATAACATCTGATAATTCATATAATGCTTCTTTATGATCACGTAGATCAGAGACAACGTCCATTGCTTTATTTTTACGCCATACAGTATTATTAAGTTCTTCTAAAGCTTGAAGTACGTCTCCTTCATCATCTATTTGACTAAATGTATTTTTAATTTGTTTAGATACTTTAGCGGGTTTTTGAAGTGGGCCCGAACTAATATCTAAATCAACTCCGCTAACTTCAATAATATTTGCTAATGCTTTTCTAACATCTTTATTTGGGTAAGTTTTATCTCTAACAGTAATGTGCTTATAACCAATAGTACTGCCTTCAGGTGCATTATTAAAAACACGATTTGGTTTGTTTGGTTCTTTAAAATCCCAAATATGCTTATTAACATCAAAGTATTTAGAATCACCATCAGCTATAGTAATAGCCATCATTCCAAGAGCTGGACCTAAATGATCAAAATAAAGATCTGCTCCTGCTTGATCTATTGCACTATCTTCTGCAATTTTCTTAGCAGACATTTCTAAAAGTTGAATGGCAGCAGTACCCATACGTCCTGCTGAGTCATGAAAACCATATCCAATTTGATCAACTTGTTGTTGTTCATCAGGCATTAACTTTTGATTCTTTCCTCCAAATAAAAATGCTTCTTTAGCGAATGGCTTATCTCCCCATCTATTATTATTAGGACTTTGTTGCTTAAATGTCATTGCACTAAGCATTAAAGTAAATACTACTTGATCTGGTAATCTTCCATTAACATTATCAGGATCTAATTCATCTTTTCGTAATAATGGAGTGAGTGGCATATGAAGTGCATGAATTTCAGCACTCATTAGTTCACTACGAAGAACAACTTTACCTCCTTCTAATTTTGTGTATTCTCCAGTTTCTTCAAATGCTCCTTTATCATTAGTTGTAAGAACTTGAACTGTATAAATTTCTTTATCCCCTGGGTCACCTACATAATATACTTTAGTAGGATTACCGTCTCGATCTTTCTGTTGTAAATCTCGATGAATTATTTGATCATATCTACCTTGAAAATCATTGTATTGGTCAATTAATATATCAGCACTTTCAGATTCTACACCTAAATCCATTAAAGCTTCTTTTAATGATGCATCATTATTAAAATCTGTATCTTGTAAAGTATTAATGCCTTTTATTAATTTTTCAGAAGATCCTATTTGAACTAAGTCTGTAAATAGAGCTCTTGATAATCCAAGAACTTCATCTAATGAATCACCTACAATATAGTTATAAGTTTCTTTAGCTCCTTCAATAAATGTTTTTACAATTTTTAAATTCTTAACTGTAATTATCGATTCTTTGATATTTCTTTTGATGATAGAACGTATTCGCACATCTGGAGCAACTTCATCAGAACCCGGAGGAGATTTTTTAGACGAAGAACCTTTTCCTTTAAACTTTGAACCTTTTCCTGTGGGTGTACTAGATGAGGATTGTTTACCTTCTTGGTTAATTTTAAGGGTGAGATCACCAATTTCTGATTTAAGTTCTTTAAGTTCATTAGCTTCCTCCTCTGTTAATTCTTCTTCTGATATTTTTAATAACTCAGTAGCTCTATCAGTAGCTGTTTTTAATTGTTCCTGGAGAGTGGGCCCTTTTTCATCTTCTACTAAAATTAATTCATCTACAGGTACAGTTAAATCAGTTCCTACTAATTTTGCGTAATCTTTTCCTTGGTATTCTATAATTTTATCTACAACTTCAATACCGCCTTCTCCTTCAAATCCCTTTCCAACATTCCATTGAACTCTTGATCCTTTAACTATAGGACTATCTACACCTAAACTAGCAATATCCTCATCGGACATTTCTTTACGCTTCTTAGGTTGATTTGCGTATAGTTTAATTAATCTATTAAGAACACCTTGCTCTCTTTTAAGTTGTTCTTTTTTAGAAGCAGCTCTAGCAGCCATAGGAGTATTGGCATAGCCTTCAACAACCTCCATAATATAATTACCGTATTCAACTTCAGCAGTTAAAGCATCAACTAAATTTTTAGATTGTGGACCAATATTAGTAATAAATTTACCATCTGCTCGTGCGTCTTCAATTTCTTTTGCAGTCATATTAGTAACAACTTCGTACTGCATATCTCTAGTATCTGGATTAAGCGGAGTACCTATAACTGCTACAGCAAACGGAGAATTATCTTTGAAACCGTCTCTTGCAACGGTATTTTGTGCAGTTTGAAACGCTGCTAATTTACGATTTAAATTATTAGCATGCGTACTCATGTTTGATCTAAGAGCCGCAATTTGCTGGTCTCGTACTACGATGTCGTCTTTTAAAGTAGAATATGCATCAAGTATTTCTTGATAATAAGTATATAAACCTTTCCATTGCGCACTTTGTCCTTCAAGAATTTCTCCTTTTACAATACCTAAACTTTTCTCACTAGGAGCTAATTGTTCAGTAGCTGTTCTTTCAGCTTTAATTCTACGGCGATTAATTTCAGCTTTATAGAATTGTCGAGCTACTTCAGGAAGTGTAGAATCTTCAGATTTTTCTTGTAAAGATGAGGTAGGGTTTATCTTTTCATCAGATATATTTTCAAAACTATCAGCAGATGAGCCTAATATTCTTGTTGCTTCACCTGCACGTTGTTTTAAATCTGCTATTTCTTTTTCAATTAGTTTATTAAATCGTTTTTGCTGATCCTCTGTTAAATCTCGTTTAGATAATTCAGCTAATTGTTCTTCTCTAGTTAAAGAAGCTTTATCAGCAGATTTAAGACGAGGAGCTACACTATATAATTGATCTATTGGAACAGTTGCTGATCTACCTTTTAATTTTACATGAACCTTTCCGTCTCTCTCTTGTTCAGAAAGAAAGTATTCTATTTTAAATCCTTGTGCTGCTAAAATTTCTGGATCTTGAGAATCTATCTGAACAATATCACCTACTTTAAATTTACCAGAAGGATCAATATTAGCATATCCAATATCAGGAGGAGCGAGTTCTACTCCTTCTACTATAGGAGGACTTAGTGTAAGGCTAATCTTACCTTGAACTTCTCCTT